GTGTGTGGTCGGCCGCCGGGCGGTGGGTCTCGACGAAGGACGCTGTGGGGCTGCCGGCTGTGCTGTCTGCGATCCGGGTGCTGGCCGAGACCGTCGGTTCGTTGCCGATGATCGTCTACCGCCAGGTGGGCGACAATAAGGAGCGGGCGCAGGACTCGTCGCAGTGGGCGCTGCTGCACGACAAACCGTGCGAGGGCGTCACGCCGATGGCGTTGTGGTCGCACATCGTTGCCGCTCAGCACGGTTGGGGTGGCGCCTACGTCCTGAAGATGAAGGCGCAGGGCAAGGTTGTGCAACTGGGGCCGCTTCAGGCCGATCGGGTAACGCCGCGCGTCGACGGTGGCCAGCTTGTGTTCGACGTCCGTGACCAGGACTCGAGCTACGGCGTGAAAACACTGACGCGGTCGAGCGTGCTCTATATCCCCGGCATCCTGTACGACCATCCGCTGATCGGCATTAGCCCGATCGCGATGCATCGTCAGGCGCTTGGCACGGGGCTCGCGCTGGAGGAGTACGGCGGCCGGTTCTTCTCCAATGACGCTACGCCCGGCGGGGTGCTCCAGATCCCCGGCGACCTGTCGAAGCCTCAGCGTGACGAGATGCGCGAGGCGTGGGACTCAGAGCACCGTGGCGGCGAGAACGCCCATAAGCTCGGGGTGCTGATTGGCGGGTCGACCTACCAGCAGGTGGGGATCAGCCCCCACGATGCCCAGTACGTCGACGGCCAGCGATTCACGGTCGAGCAGGTCGCCAGGATCTTTCGCATCCCGACGTGGCTGCTTGCCGGCGCGGACCCGGAGAACCGGGTCAAGCAGGAGGAGAAGAACCTCTCATTCCTGCAGTTCTCGCTGGCGCCGTGGCTGGTCCGTATCGAACAGGCGCTGTTGGCTGACGATGACCTGTTCCCCGATAAGACGATGACCCCCGAGTTCCTCGCGGACGGCCTGCTGCGCGCCGACACTGCCACCCGCTACGCCGCTTACGTTCAGGCACGGCAGGCCGGCTGGTTGTCGGCCAACGAGATTCGCGCGATGGAGAACCGCCCTCCCGTGGAAGGTGGCGACAACGTTCAGGCCACCCCGGTCGGCGGCGCCGTGAACCCGGGAACACCAACCGCTCCGACTGCGCCGGCCGAGTCGACTGACATCAGCACCTAACCAGGGAGCAATCGAATGACGCCCGAAATGCTCGAACGCGAGGCGCTCGCCGTTACCCGGTGCGCGCTCGACAACGTGGAGATCCGCGACAGCGGCGCCGGTGACGGCCAGTTGACGATGCGCGGTCATGCGGCCGTGTTCAACCGTGAGTCCCTGGACCTTGGCGGGTTCAAGGAGATCATCGCCCCCGGCGCGTTCACGTCGTGTCTCGACGGTATCCCGGACGTGCATTTGTGCTGGGACCACGACACGTCGCTGACGCTTGCGCGTACGAAGAACAAGACGCTCGAGCTGCGCGAAGATCCCTACGGGTTGCATACCTGGGCGCGGATGGCGCCAACCTCCTACGCCAATGACCTCGCGGTGCTGATGCGCCGCGGCGACGTTGATCAGATGTCGTTTCGGTTCACGATCGACGAGGAAGAGTGGCGTGAGGACGCGGATGGCAACATCACCGCGACCGTCACGAAGGTCGGAGAGCTCATGGACGTCACCGTCTGCGCGCGGGGCGCTTACCCGCAGACGGACGCAAGCTTGGCCCGGTCACGGTTGACTGAGGCCCTGGAGCACGGTCGCGTCGAAGGACGGGCCACGGAGACCATCGCGCCGCACCTGGCGGGTGGGGGACAGTCGGTACGGCTGGCCCGGATGCGTGCACAGGCGCACGTCATCAGCAGCATCACTCCGAAGTAAGGAACCCCATGACCCTGAAGGAGCTACAGGCACAGCGGAACGAGGCCGCAGAGGCTCTCCGTACCGCCGCCGCCGCGATCACCGAGGTCGCCGAGGACGCGACCGAGGACACTCTCGACGAGCTGCAGCGCAGCTTTGACGAGGCGAAGGAGACCCACGATCGGGTGAAGGCCCAGGTCGACCGGCGCGAGCTGGTCGAAGAGGCCGTTCGCAACGCCCCGATCGTCCCGGTCGAGGACGACCCCGAGCCGGAAGCGGACCCCAAGTCGCCGCAGGTCCGGGTTGGCAAGGAGTCGCTGACATACGAGCGGTCCAATAACGACACGAGGTCGTTTTTCTCCGACCTCTACCTGGCGTACAAGGGCGATGACGAAGCCCGCGGCCGCCTGCAGCAGCACAAGCGCGAGATGATCGAGGAGCGAGCACTTTCCTCGACAGCCGGCGCTGGCGGCGAGCTCGTCGCTCCGCTGTACCTGCAGGAGCAGTGGATCGCACTAGCACGTGCGGCCCGCCCGGTGGCAGACGCGGTGACGCACATGCCGCTGCCGCAGAACACGAACAGCATCGTGATCCCGAAGATCCTGACCGGGACGGCCACGGCCACCCAGCAGGACAACGCCGCTGTTCAGTCCACCGACGCGACGACCGGCACGATCACCGTGCCCGTCATCACGATCGCGGGCCAGCAGGACGTTGCGCGTCAGTTGATGGAGCGCAGCGTCCCCGGTGTCGATGAGGTGCTGTTCGCAGACCTCACGGCGGACTACAACACAAAGGTCGACCTCCAGGTTCTCGCCGGCTCAGGCGCCGGCGGCAACGCGAAGGGCATCAGCAACGTGACGGCCCCGAACACGTCGACCTACACGGATGCGACACCCACGGTCCCGGAGCTCTACTCCAAGATCGCGGACGCCATCCAACTGATTCACACGAACAGGTTCCTCCCACCGAACCTGATCGTGATGCACCCCCGCCGGTGGGGCTGGTTCCTGGCCGCTCTGGATACTCAGAACCGTCCGCTGGTTCCGCCCACCGCACCGGTCAACCCGATCGGTGTTCTGGAGAGCGTCTCATCGGAGAACCTGGTCGGCCAGTTGCAGGGCCTTCCGGTCATCGTTGACTCTTCGGTCACGATCGTCAACGGTGCCGGCGTGAACGAGGACCGTATCTTCGTGCTTCGCACGCAGGATCAGATCCTGATGGAGGACACGCCGGTGAAGACAAAGGTGTTCGAGGAAGTTCTCTCGAACACGCTCGCGATCCGGCTCCAGGTCTACAACTACCTGGCGTTCACACCGGACCGCTACCCGAAGAGCATCAGCATAATTTCGGGAACAGGTCTGATTACGCCTACGTTCTAGCCTAAACACCTAGTAGTGGGCAGGGGCGCATCTGGCTGCCCGTCGCCTTACCGGCGACGGGACCCGTTCGACTCGGGGCGCCCCACTAACACATCTACTAAGAGGGAGAGCCAATATGCCCAGACACTTCGGTCACATCACCGGCCCCGTCGGCGAGGCCGCGCTTGAGCTACAGCGTCAGGATCACGTGAGGGCGCTGGTGCGCGAGCGCGGCCACAATGAGGCGAAGGGCAAGCCCACGGACGAGATCGACGAGCAGTTGCGTCACTTCGGCCATCAGGGCAAGCCTCCTGCTGAGCGGGCGGCGACTCGTGAGCAGAAGCAGGGTACGACCCGATGACCGACACATTTCGTTCCGACGCTGAGCGTCGCACGCTCGGCCACCTGCAGGTTCCGGACGGTGATCCGTACACCGTCGAAGCGCTCGAGCAGCGGATGGCGCCGGACGCGCACTCCGACCTGGACGCCGGCGAGCTCTCAGAGCTGCTGGAGGATCTGGAGGCGCGGGGTCTCGCGAAGAAAACGAAGGGTGGCTGGAAGATGACGGCTGCCGGATTGGAGGCCCTGAATGGCTAGCGGTCCTCCTCCGGTTGTGGTTGTCGACGGGTGTAGGGCGTGCTCCCGCTGCGGTGAGGTCAAGCCGCTGGAGGAGTTTCACGCTTCGCGTCACAGCGCAACGGGCAGAACCTCGGACTGCGCTGTGTGCCGCCGACGCATTCAGCACGAGAAAAAGCGGTGGCTCAACGGCCGTAATCTTGAGGTACGTCGAAGGTGGTATCACGAAGGCGGCGGTCGGGAGATCGAGCGTGCGATTCAGCGCAAGAAGACCTATGGGCTCGACGCAGACGGATTCGCTGTGCTTGTGGAGGCGCAAGGCGGCGTGTGCGCGGCCTGCGGAGACTCGCCCCCAGAAGGCCGAGTCCTCACCGTAGATCACGACCACACAGACGGCCACATTCGCGGCCTGCTTTGCCAGCGTGCAACACGGGCCTCGGCATGTTCAGCGACGACCTAGACCGTCTCGCTAGCGCGATGGCCTACCTCCAAAGGAG